ATGTACTCGTCAGCCAGCGCGCTGCTGTCCGGGCTACGCACATAGGTGCTGCTGCCTTCTGGAATATTAGCGATATCCGCTTGCGCTTCCGCTAAGGTCATATACTGCCGGCTAAGAGGGATCAGGTTCTGTCGCGTTTCTTCAACGACTTTATCCCCTTCCGCCTTAATTCCGTCTACGGTGTAGTGCTCTCCGCCGAGGCGATCGGTGTATGTCAGCTCTGTACTGGTGACAACTTTATCCAGCATGGCGCCTGCATAAACTGCGTCCCGGATATCAGTGCTGGGTACCGGGTTGTCGGTTGGAGTTGGTAACGGTACTTCTGCCATTGTGCATGTCGCCCTATAAAAGGCGCACGAAGCCCTCAGAAGTGAATCTGATGGTGTGCGCGAAGGTTGGTAATTACTGCTGTGTGTTACGGATAAATCGAGTCTGAATACTCAGTCAGGGAAAGCGTTTGAGTATCGTCACCGTTTGGTTTTGCGCTATCGACGCGCCAGATTGTGGAGTTGAGTTCCGAGTCGGTAGCGATGAAATACCGGCTGGGGTTTTGTACCGTACTGCGGTCATAAATGGCCAGGTCGAAGGTATCGGCTGCAGCCTGAAATGCTTTTGGCTTGCCGCTTACCGGATAGGCCCGCCAGCGACCGCGGTAATTGCCGAGACTGTCAGTCATCACCACCCACATATCGCCGAGAGAAAAGTCGATACGCTCTGATGTCGAAAACACGTCGCCGGATCGCCCGGTGATATAGCCTGTTTGCTGCGCGTTATCGTACATGTCAGGACACTGAACCACCGTACCGCGCACCACCTGAGTCGACTCCAGCACTTTCACCGTCATGGTCAGGCGTGAGTAGAGAATTTTCCTCGCCTCAAGCCAGGCCCTGTCGGTTGCCTGAGTGGCGTTGCGGCAGCCGTCCAGGCTGATCTGCATCGCGTTAACAGTAGCGTCGGAAATTTCACTTATTCCGGAGGTCCCCACGTTTAGGTATATGTAGGTCTTTTTGTTAGTTGAAGGGTCGACGTAGTCGAGCGTCACGCCGTCATACCCACCAGGTAAAGACATTTTCCATGACAACTTGTAATCTTCCCAGAACATATTCGAACGGGCGAAAACCGCATCTGGGTTAGAAACCCTTTCATCACGCCAGAATGTAAGAACATCACCGATCCAGTTAAAACTAACGCGAGCTACGTTACAGATAGTCTGTATTCGCTCACCTAGCGGCTGATTTTCATCGGAAAATGTCCAGTCAAAATAACCAAGCTGAGCATCTGGCAGCGAGTCTTTAATGGCGTAAAGCGAAGGTAAATCAAGCCTGGATGGATCCTGTTTGCCAATGATCACCCACTCATGTAGTACGGCGTCAGCAAATGACCTGCTGGGCCGCAATGCAAAGTCAATGCCGCTTGACGTCCATGATATGACCTTCCTCTGCACCAGACAGTTATATTTACGATCTGACGCTACAGTCTGTGTTTCCGTCTGTCTGACAGTGACCCTGACAATTGTGTCATCGGTATATACTACGTTTTTACGGATGGTTACAGCATGCGCGCCGGACAAATACAGTACTGAGTTGCTGGCCGAGTTATTGGTTCGCTCAGCTCTAAAGGCATAACGTCCAAAACCCGCAACAGGTGTTATTTTGTATGTCCGGTAAATGTAATCCTGATTGCCTCCATCGTTATGCACGTTTACATCAATGCTCTCTTCGGTACCAGGTATCTGGTTGTTATCGGTGTCGACCTGCCACCATGTGATACGGGCAGGCCCGTCATATCCGCCTGCTTCATTCGCGTAGAGGTGCACCCAAAGCTGATCACCAGGGAGCGCCGCAAAAAATGGCCCAACCGCAATAGTCGAATACTGAGTCAGTGTGAAAAGAGTGCTGTTTACCGTGGCGTCTGCTGGCAATCCCTCAAAGTCTGGACCAGACAAATAGTTAAACCAAAACTCATAGAATTGTTGCGGATCGATAAGTGTCCCATCATCTGATAGCGCAGAGTTAAACAAACTAGCAGATACATTAATGTTTTTTGTTACCAGCCCACTGGCTGTATTATATGACACATTTACAGTGATTGTGACCGAAAATGGTTTTGGAGAGTCATAGAAAACATCAAACTCATTTTGTTTTTCAATTTTTGCATAAAACTGGCCTCCAGCGAAACTACCAGCCAGCAAATTATTCGTCGTGGCTTGATTAACGATATTTGATGTCTGCTCGTTGGTGCCAGGAAGCTCCTGCCCATCAACATCGTCAAAGGCATATCCCTGAATAATCTCTGGGATTACCGTGCCTGGATGATAAACTTCATAGCTGGCGCCGGCCATAGCTACCAGAGAAGATTCGGAATAACGTACTGATGAAATATTGTAGTGTCCATAGCCTATCTCCATCCACTCTGTAACCATTTTATTATTACTGATGTATTCAAACATCGATTCCTGTATGAGATCTGGATAGGCTCGTACTTGACCATAAATATTCGGCCTCCCTTTATATAGACGGGCCCGGTTGGTCTGCTGGGTGACATCATTGTTGGGCGACTCTCCAGTTGCAACAGAAACGCCTCCGGATTTTGGTGCAAGACCGAGCAATTTCATTGCGCCAGAGAGAATTTTTGTGACCGGTCGTAATATGGTGTTGATCAGTTTCCCTACCCCACCCTCAGGCTGGTCGAATATAAGGACTACATCATTTCTGCACAGCGGATAAGTTATCTCGAAGTCGTCATCAAGTTCTCTGCCGTTAAGCTTAACTACCACATCATTGTGCAAATTCAGAGAATCAAGTAACTCAGCTAGCGGCGTTCCTTCCTCCGCAACTCCACGATGCTTTGGCGCGCCAGGAAGGCGTTGTAATTCATATCGAACCATGCACCATATACTCCACGCGGCTGTATACTTTAAGAAGCGCCAGCGGGTTGTCGCTGCGCACGAAACCAAACTCCCCACGGGAATGCAGGCACTTAACGGGGCTTGTCATTACGCCAATATGCGCCGGGACTTCACCACGATAGAAAACCGCAATGCAACCCGACACCGCTGCTGGTATCGTTCTCCAATGCTCCACCTCCTGCTCATGGCAAGTAATGAAGTCAGCCCCGGCTTCATACGCTGGAATATGGTGCAACTCAATTCCCAGCACATGCCGGTAATACAGAACAACCAGCGCCCAACAATCCATCGAGCCAAAACTGCAGGAGCGGTTAGCCCAAGGCTTGCCGGTAACAAGCCGGATAAATTCGTCTTGCGTCATGAAGTTTTCAGTCCTGGATAAAGTTCTGTTGTGTAAATAATCGGGTTGGCTAGCGTCAAAGGGTTGGTGAACCCGGCGTCAACCGTCACATTGTTTGCGTCAGCAGAGATGTCACTCACATACAGCGTCCAGTCTTTCAGGGATGATGCATCACCGATCGCATTCCACTGCTGATACAGGCACTTTATCGGCGTCATACGCGCCGCCCCGCGCCAGCTTTTCAGTGTCTGCCGGACATGCTCCGTCGCAGCGACAAAGGTGATCGTCATGGATATCACTGCCGTTCCGTCCTGCGCCGGTTCTGTTACGCTGAACCGCGCAGGCTCGAATGAGTTGCCACCAAACGTCGCCGGGCGAAACAGGTTATTGACCACCCGGTAATAACCAAACGCAGGATGATAAAATTCCACCGTCTGTTTGATATCGCTCGCCGGCCGGCGCTCCTTCCACTCTCTCAATGTCGGCATCAGTCGGCCCTCGGCATAACTTCGGTAATCAGGTAATCCAGCCAGTATCCATAGCCAGGCTGAGCCTCAACAATCCAGTCGTCGTAGTCCTCAGTAATGTCCTCGATACCGTTGCTGATGACCGTTGCGGTCCAGGTGACAATGTTGCCGTTTTTGCTGGTCTGCACCGGCATGTCGACGAAATGCAGCGTCTGCTGCTGAACGCCCTGCGTATCACCCAGGTCGATCGGCATCTGGAACCAGTTGCGTCCGCGGTCGCAGTAGGTCGGCGATCGCAGCCATGACTTAAACCGCTCGGCCTGGGCAAGCGTGAATATCCACTGCAGCGTCCAGGTTGCTTTAAGGTCCGTAGTGATCGGCGTGATTATCAATGGACCGACTGCCGTCTGCGTCGTCTGCCAGGCTGTATCCTGCGTCATATTCTGATCGGCGCGCTGGGGAAGCGGCAGGAACGGAGGGTATTGAACTGTTGCCACGTTTCCTCCGGGCATAAAAAATGCCGCGGCTGCGGCACTGATCTTTTATCAGGATGTTACTAAATGTGTCTCGCTGATACTGTGTATTTTTCACACACAGCAAGAGAGGTCATATGTCTTACACGCACAGCAGGGATTACATGGAGGGAGGATCAATAGTTTCCGTTCAGTGCTCCCACCAAATCAACGTCCTTGTTATGGATGACGCTGCTTATAACCGATATAAGCGAGGTGAAGGTTGCAAGGTCTACGGAGGGTTCTATAAACAATTTCCTGCCAACATTGTGGTGCCGCACTCCGGTCACTGGAATGTCGTTCTGGCTCTCCCTGCCGGGCATCGCGCTACATACAGATATTCAATCAACGTAATCAGGCAATAGCATCTGCCCTTTCGCCTGGAATAATGCCTCCTCAAGGGCGGCAATGATTTTCTGCTGTGTGCCGTCCTTCAAGTAGCCCAACGACGCCATCCCCTCCTGTTTATCGCTGTCGCGGTACCAGATAACCTCGCCATTAACTTCGATTGCTACTTTCATTATGTTCACCCATTAAAAAACCCGCCGGAGCGGGTTTGGTTTAGTTATTCAATTGCCTGCGGAGACTTAGGAGTATCTTCGATTATAATGTCGAATTTTTTGATATCCCCATCCTGAGGCGTAATCTTAAATTCAGAGTTAGCCGGGATGATCCCCTCCACAACACTCCCGTTAACCATTTCCAGACGGAATTTTACCGGTCTGTTTTGGCGGAAAATGGTCGTCTTGCCTATCTCCATACCCCTACTAAAACTTTCTCCAGGCCCATAGATATTATCTTTCCCCATCAAAACGCTCCTTTTGCTTTACGAGATAACCCAAGCGTCGATTGTAGCGTGCTGATGTAAGGCCCATTGCGTTCCGCATCAGAAATCAGGAATTCCAGCACATAATTACCGTCATTCTGAGTGGCCCCCATGTATTGCGGCTCAGCATTGGACGCTTGATTGTTGATGACTACCTGAACATTCAACCCGCCGCCGCCCTGCATATCCTTATTGCTGATGACCTTCCCGTTATCGCCGGGGATCATGTACTGCTTTCCGGTGCTGGCCTGGTAGATCTCTGGTTTACCTTTCTCGCCGACTTGGTACAGGCCGCCGGCTGATACCGGTCCGCCGTTGTAGCGAGCGCCGGCTATTGAAAGGGCCTGCGCCATGCCAACTGTTGAAGCTATTCCTGCCTGAGCGGGGATAGCGTTAGCGCCAGCCGTGGCAAGGGAGGTCATTGCAGCAGCCGGAGCCATGGATGCGGCTATTAGTTGCCCTTGCGCAATAGCCATTCCAGAAGCGGCGGTCATTCCAGCCTGCCCCATAATTACAGACTTCAACCACTCAACCCCCATCTGAACAAAGGAGTTGATGACGCTGTTAAGTACCGTCGAGCCTAGCGACCGCATAGCTTCGCTGACAGACATGCTGCCAGTGATTATGCCAGTGAGGGCGTTGGAGGCGTTTCCAGCAAATGAATCAAACGCCGCGGCAGCTACTTCATATCCTGCATTTTGTTGTCGCCATATCTCCCACTGCGCCGCTATGCGCTGTTGCTCGTACTGAGTGTTAGCGGCATTCATCAGCTCAAGTCCGCGCTGAGTAATCTGCCCCTTCTGCGATTCAAACTGCTGGATTAGAGCCAACTCCTGAGCATGCTGATTAGCCAGCTGTTGGACAGGGTCAATCTGCCCCCGAGCTTCCTGCATGGGGCTTACAGTTTGCTGAGCGCGTATCTTAGCCAGATTAACCTGGTGCTGAGCCTCCAGTTGCTCACTGGTCTGATTGTACTGCTGCTGAGTGATTTTTTTGGCGGCCAGTGCAGTTTGCAGATCTTTAACATCCTGCTGGTAAGACGCATTCTCTCTGGCTTCAGGGAGCAGCTTTTCTGCCGCAGCCTGGGCTTTGAGGGCATTAGCCGTATCCCATATTTCTCCACGGTATTTACCGGCAAGAGCAATTTGCTCTTGGGTGGCTCCCTTACCTAGTGATTGCTGAGCCTGTAATACTGCCTGCTCCCGGCTTAACTCCTGCGTTGAGCCAGCAGCGAGTTCTGATTGCTGCTTCAAGTTGGCTAGTTTTTGGGCTACTGACTCCTGCTGGTTAGCAAGTTTCTTAGCCTCAGATTCCGCCGCCTTATCTTCCTTCTTCTGATCCTTTCTTGCCTGAGTGTTTCTCTCTGTTTCAGCATAATTAGCCTGAATCCTTTTGATTGCTAGCTCATCTGTAACGCCTGCATCCTCAGCATCATAGGCCGCCTGCTGCCTGGCTTTTGCTTCCCCCTCCAGCTTTGACAAGGCAAGTCGGCGCTCAGCCTGCTTAATTAGCTTCTCGCCTTCTTTCCCGCCCCAGTTTATTTTCAGACTTTCTGAGTTGAAGGCTTTCAGGGCCTGCGTTGATTGGCCGAGTTTTTCAGCCAGGAATGCCTGGGTTCCACCGAGGAATGACGCTTGCTTTTCTGCTTCAGCGATAGCGATAGCGTTATCTCTGGCAGCCCTCATCTGATCAACAATGCCCTGATTAACTTGAATGTTAATTAGGTGTAATGCGTCTTCAGTTTGCTTAAGAGTGGCTGTCGCTCCATCCAGATCCCTGCGCTTTTTGGCCAACTCGTTTGCGGCATCCCTTGCCTTAATCACGAAACCATTATTTTGATCTTCGGTAACTCCATATTGCCTTGCAAGCGTTGTATATTTCTCGTAATCGGATTGCAGACCTGAAATGGTATCTTTCAGATCGCTAATAGCTTCCTTTTGCGCCTCAATTGAGGTGACCGTATCAGCCCTAACGCCCTGAGCTTGAGCAAGATTCATGTCCTTGAGGCGCTTAATAACGTCAGGTACGGTGTCAGCAAAAGCTATTGCCTCTTTTCTGGCCTCGGCCTGTCGCTGTGAATACAGATACCAGCCAGCGGCAACAATGGCTATTACGCCAATGGGTCCACCCAAAGGGGCGGTAACCGAATTCACTACCTTCATTGTGTTTGCAAAAGTTATACCCGTAGCGGCCACTTTGGCTTGTGATGCCGCTAGTGCATTATTAGCCAATGCCGCTTCTGCGGATGTTGCAACGTAAATCCCTCTTAGTCGTATAACGTTCTCAAGCGCAAAGGCTTCAGCAGCAGAGCCTTTTGCTACGTTATACTCAGCAGTTGCCACATTTAGAGCGGAAAGAGCAGCATCTTTATCTGCCGCTGCTTTTCTGGCTGTCACTGATGCTGCTGCGGCTTCCTGTTGTGCCGATTGCCTTGTCGCAACTATTCCCTGAATGGTTGCTTTAACTCTTGAGGCTTGAGCGGCTGTTGCCATTGCTAACGCGCCAGCAAACCTACCGCCCATTATTGCAGCAGCGCCAATTAAGGCTGTCCCCAGCGTCTCAAGGTTTTCGCTTATTGTAATAACAGAGTCTCGGAACCCTGCTGCGAATGATTTAACCGTCGAGTTTTCGCCAAAGAACTTCGTTACGTTGTTACCGGCAACCTGCAATCCCTTGGCGATTGAGACGGTGGTGTTGGCAAATTCTTTGCCGATTGCATCCCCTTGTGACAGAAGCCCTTTAACCACAACGTCTGTTGTCAGTTGCCCTTGAGCGGCCATAGCCCTTAACTGACCGATAGAAACACCCATCGAATCAGCCAGAGCGACCATGAGGCGGCTGCCTTGCTCTGACACTGAGTTAAACTCTTCGCCGCGCAGAACGCCGGAAGCTATACCCTGTGATAGCTGAATGATTGCGTTCTCAGCTTCCTGAGCAGTTGCGCCGGATACCGCAAATCCCTGGTTGATAATGGTGGTAAGGCGGGTTAAATCTTCTGCGCTGGTGTTGTATGTTCTGGTTCCGCGCTCAAGCCGGGCGTAAAGAGTCGCCGTGCCGTTCAGGGATGACTGGGTTGCTTGTGAAACATCAAAGATCCGCTGCATAACTTCGGCCTGCGTCTCTCCAGTACGAACCGAGTTAGCGACTTTGTTATTCAGTTCAGTCCAGGCATCGGCGTAACTCGCAACCTGTTGCACAGAAAGCGCGGCCAGCAAGCCTTTAGCAACGCCAGAAAGGCTGGACATTGTTCGTTCCATCGATCCAATAGAGCGCTCAGTGCGGTTAACGCTGGCTTCAAGGCGGCCCATGCTCCCATTAAGACCGTTCAGTGCCGCATCAACTTCTCTTCGCGCTGCCAGTAAACGCGAAGTATCCATGTCGACTTCATAGACAACGCTGCCAGCATCAAAGGTTCCAGCCATTTACTTTTCTCCGGGCGATAAAAAACCCGCCTGAGCGGGTTATATATGTGATTAGTTATTTCACTTGCTGATCATGGATAGCACGGCAGAAATCACATTTTCCACTTACATGAAGAGGAAATTTCTTTTGCTATTGAATCTGCTCCAGTGAGGTCAAACTCAACTACTTGCATCGTTGAACCATATGGCTCGAACCCAAGGATCATTTTTTTATGAGAGGAAATATCCTTTATGAAGGATATGGCCTTGGGGCTGAATGCCGCCTCGCCCCCTTCTGCAGCACTCCATCTACGTTTTTGCGGCTTTCCTCCATCAAACCTGATGGTTATTAACGGGTCATCAATCCCCATATACTCATCTACGGAAAGATATGCTTCCGTTTTTCCCTCACGGCATCGCAAGACAATGGAAGTACTTCTTTCAATTCCTTGCCTCATATAGACATCTGGTGACCTATTAATGGCTACAACATCAGTCATATCGGTCATCTTGTTTTCTTCTTTCTTAACCTGCCAAGAGCCTTCCGTTACATATTCAGCGCCGGTTGATACCAGAGGGATAGCAGCTACACACAAAGCCAAGATCGTCTTTTTCATTTTAGGATGTATCCGTTTTGAATGTTCAGAACTATCCTATCAGGTATGAATGGGAACGACAAAACCCGCAGTTAAGCGGGTTTAAATAGCAAAGCCCAAAATTGAGCTTTGAATGTTTTTCAGATAGTTACGCTACATCAGCACCATGGATCAGGTGGCGAAGCGCCTGAACCCCTTCGGCGTTGTAACGGAACGCCTCAACCTGCTTATCCGAGTGCCTCGACTTATCCAGAAAGAACTTGCCGTACTGCTCAGTTTTCAGGTTGTGTTTATTGGCCACGCGACCGATCTTGTTCGCAGTGCAACCGAGCTGCGCTGCCACTTCACCCGCCGTTGAGTAATGCTCTTCAATCGCCGGCAGTGGCACAACTTCGTGACCGAGAAGTGGGTTAACAAGGGTGGCAACAATCACCTGGTTAGCCGATTCACCAAGCCGCGGGAACATTGACATCAGCTCACGGGCCGATGCGATGTTTTTCTCCAGCGCCTGAGCTTTGAGTTGTTCAGCTTTGGCAAGCCGGTATTCAGTAAGTCCTGAAGTGCTTTTAGTAGGCACCTGGATAGCCTGCATGTCTTCCAGCTTATCAACCAAAGAGCGGCGAACAGCTTTAGACTCACGGGCCGCCACGCGAAGGGCCTGCTTGATCGTCATGTCAATTACCTCAACAGGACGGCCGCCATTGGTGCCGGAGGGTTTTACACTTTTTGTGTAAAACTCCCCATCAAGTTCGTCGACTACTTTTTCAATGAACTTATTGTTGCGTACCTCTGGCTCCCCGCACTGCTTGCGAGCCTGATTAACCATCATCAGCAAAGACTGGCTATCAATGGTTTTATCGGTGACAACACTGCTTTTTGGTGCTAAATTTAATGAAGTCATTAGTTGGACCCTTATGACAGATTTATGGATAGCCGGCAGCTGCGAACTGTCGGCTTTTCTATTTATGCATCATTGCAACATCTCCTGACGCAGGTGCGGTAATACCCTGCTCCAGTTATCATCCTTCCATGGGTGAAATTCGATATGCGCTGTCTCGCGCTTAATCACTTCTCTTGCCTTGTTAATCGACCTCGGATACTCCTGACCGATTGAATGAAAGTGTCCCGCCTGGCGATGCTCTGCCACTCTCAGTAAAGGTGTTACGCTATTGCAGGCTTTGAGCATGACGTCGCTGGCCCGCCATAACCATGCCAGAGAGCAAAGCTCTTCGTCACTGAACTGCTTCGCAATCGGCGAATGCGCCATTTCCCGATCCAGAATATCCAGCACCCAGCGGCGGAACTCTTTGGCCTTTGGCGTGCGAGCAAACATCGCTACAAGATGGGCGCCACGCAGAGAAAAAACGCGCGCTTCCTGCTTTCCTGAAGGGGTGGTCAGTTTGACCACCCCTGTCATTTGTGCTGTAAATTCATCAGCATGGCGTGAGTAGATGCGCTGCACGGCTTTATCGTCAGCGTACTCCAGAGCCTGACCAACCTCAGCAGCCGTAAGCCAGACCTGACCGCCCATTTCCATATATGAAAAATTGGTATTGTGGAAACTTAGCTCTTTGTTCTGTACAATAATCATGTCGATATTTCCTTTCCGGGATTTGTTCGATAAGGAGCCCTGACTATCGCAAGTAGTTAGGGCTTCGTCGTTTTTACTGACCATTCATGCGCTCCTCACGCAGGCTTTTTGCCAAACGCTGCACAATTGCAGAGTTAATCGAAATCCCATCCATTTCAGCTAAGCGCCGGATATCCTCCTTCATTCGCTCTGGCAGACGAAGCTGGAAACTGTCGTTCTTGCGGCCGGTATAGAGTACGTCTTGCATCTACTATCTCCTTCTATGGTGTCAACTTGGTTCTACAACCAATTTAGCACCATTTTAAACGATGTCAAGTTGGTGCTATTATTTGTCGTCATAATTGCAAATTTGAGGACTTATGAGCAGATTCCCTAGCCAAGAAATGGACAGGTTTAACGTAAGGCTGCCCTCAGGAATGCGTGAAGCAATAGCTGAGCGCGCCAAGGCCAACGGCAGGTCAATGAACTCAGAGATCGTTCAGATACTTCAAGAGGCGCTTGATACCGATAAGGCTATTTCTGAAAGCGATCTGGTTGACTTCGACTCAACTCAGGCTGCTTTTAATGCCACCTCAACGCCTGAAGAAAAAGAAATATTCTTAACCACTCTTGCGAAAAAAGATCCGTTCACGGCGGAAATCCTGCGCGAAGGTGAAGAGCACGCCAGGAGACTTGCAGCAATACTTGGTAGACGCATGGGATATCTGGATGACGAAAAGTAAAACTCGCAACTAATTGTTAAAGAGCGCCTGCTGGATTCATTAAATCGCCTGCGGACGCTCATGTAAATAGGCTATAAATTTCATCCATTTACGATAAGTTATCTATCATTAACTATGATGAGATGTGATTAACCATGGTGAACCAGAATGAATGAAAAAAATTTTTTCAATAGCACGAATTGCTAATTTCTCGCTTAATGATTTGTCTGACTTTCCATCATCGCCTGCCAGCGGCGATCGTCTTCGTCCATGACCGTGTCGTACTCTTCGCGCGTGAAGCCGTTCTGATTTGGGTATTTGGCGTTAATCATCATGGCGAACTCTGTCATCGTGAGGTTCTCAGCCTCTTCCCGGCTTATGCCGAAATGGTTACGCGCCGCCATGATGTAGTCGGCTGCGCGGAATTCTGCGGTTGTCTCATTCGTTTCGTAACGCTGCAGCTTGCGCACCTTCGCCTTGCCGATGATGCCGTGCATCATCAGGTTTTGCGCGACGATGACCATGCTTTCCGGCGGCATGCTGCCCGGGCGCCAGACAAAGCCACGCTTACGTGATTTCCCCGGTTTCATCCAGCCAACCAGATCGCCGATATCGTCGTCACAGCAGGCTGTCAGTACCGTGTGAGCCGCCATGATCGCTTTGCGTGACAGGAGCCCGCTTTGCATAAACCGCATGACGCAATCAGGAAGGCGGCTGTACTCATCGCGGATATAGGCCTCAGCTGCGCGCTGCGCGAATGGCGTAGCCTCGTCATTGCACAGGTCATAGAATGCCTGAACAATCTCCTCGGGCTCACCAATTCTCGCCATGTTGCGAAACGATGGCCGGAAAAAGAATTCCCGATCACCGGTACCGATAACGCATTCGCCTAATTCTTTAATCGGGGTCATAGTCGCTCCATAAACAGTATCAAGGGCGCGTAAACGCCCTTTGTACTATTCACGAAATGGCCTGGCGGTTAACTGATAGTGACCGTGCAGGATGCAGACGTGATCTTGACTGGTGTCGCGGAAGAGTCGGTGACTTCACAGGTATAAACCCCGGCATCACCAGAAGCAGCGCTGGCCTTGTTGAAGGTCGCCGTTGTTTGCCCGCTGACAACCGTGCCGTCTTTCTTCCAGACGTAGGTGTAAGGCGAAGTGCCACCCTCAACCACGACCGACATATTCAGAGCCGATCCGGCAACCACGCTCTTGGTCGTCGGCTGGTTTGTGGTAAACGCCAGCGCCGGAGGGGCGACCTCAAATTCCACGGTGTCTGCATCGTAGACTTTCCATTCCCCGGAGAAGGTCGAAATATCCGTGGTGCCGAAATCACCAGACCAGGAGGTGGTGTTGAAGTAGCCCATGATATAAGTGCCAGCGTCTTCACCAGTGAAGTCGAAGCGGACCCAGACTGTCGGCTGACGGCCGGCCTGCACCTCATCGAAAATATATTTCGAGATGGCAATAGCGCCAACTTCAGTCGTCTTGTCTTTTTTACGGAACTCACCTTCTCCGGAGATGGTGACGTCCATATTGTTGACCAGGTTCTCAACCATACCTTTCGTATCGTCAGCCTCAGAGGTGACGGTATTCATGGAGTAGTCGAAGCCCTTGGTGGTCATGGCGCCGAGTCGCTTCCATTCGGAAAGCGCAGGAACCGTATCAGCACAGCCAAAAGCCATGCGGAGCACGGCCACCTTACCAATCAGCTTGCCGGTGTCATTAGCGCAGCCTTGCATGTATGCCTCTCAATTAAAAAAGGCCGCCATATGGCAGCCTGATGGGTGATTCTGACGATTATTCGCCGTATGTGCAGGATACGAGCAGCCGGGTTACTAACCGGCCCTCTTCGGTGGGGATCGGCGCCGGGACATTGCCGACAAGCCGTAGCGCGCCTACGCAATCATCGGCGCCGGATTGCGCGCTGATATACTCGACAATGGCGTTTACCGCGGCGTCCGCAGCATCGGGATTCGCCTTCGAGGAGATCACATCAACCATCACATACCAGTCGCCGCCGAGGTCAAAGGTGATATCGGTACCGCCGGAAGACCGGAACACGATGAACTGATCGGTATCTTTCCCGGTGTCGCGCCATTGCCGCCACTGGACCTTAAACCCCGCGGTAAGCCCCTCATCCACAAACAGGTCTTTGAGGCGCATGTACATGGGGGGCGTCATAGCGAAAGCTCCTTCTTCACCACCGCGTCAATCTGGCTGCGGGTATCTTCGAAGCCCTTCGTTAAGAACTCCTTACGGGCCGTTGCTCGCGTGAAGTTCTGCTTCACTGCCGGGTCGTGAACATAAACCGCATAGTTGGCGGAGTAACCAACGCGCCCGGTTACCCTGGTGCCGTTAGCCATGATTTCGCGGAACTGGCTGTTGATGAGCGTCGACGTATCGATCGGGGTGTAAAGTGCTGCCTGCGCGCTGCCGATAAGCATCGCAGACTGGATTGCCCGCACGGCTTTACGCCCCTGGACGTCTTTGATGATGCGATCGAGGTTGGCCTTGGCCTGGCGGATGCCGCGAACTTTAGCGCCCATAATCAGACTCCAGACGTAAAAAAGGCCGCCGTAGCGACCTTGTTTTGTGAATTATTGGGCTCGCCCATGGTTTTCATGGTAGCCATACTTAAATTCTGCTGACTTTCTTGCAGCAACAGCATCAATCAGGCTCTCATAATATCCGAGGTGAATCTGCCCACCCGCATGGTTAATCGAAGCAACCCAACGATTATCCCTTAAGCGCCAATGTACCCCGCAAACGCCAGAGATATTATTTTTATGCCTTGCCGAATTCCTTCCATTACCAACCCTGTCGACATCCCTTAAATTAATTAGGCGATTATCGTTTCTGACACCATTGATGTGGTCAATGAAGCCCTCTGGATAGGCTCTGTAAGATAGCGCCCAAGCTATACGATGAGCCTTCATAAGCCTACCTTGAATACCAATCTCTAAATATCCATTGATGTTCAAGCAACCTGCTTCTTTCCCGCAAAATCTAGAGTGCCAATTATTGAATACCCTTTCGGTTGAAAAATGAATCCTTGGTCTAGGTTTCCAGGTAATAATTCCAGTTTTTGGGTTATAACTGAAACATTGATGTAAAAAATCGATATCAGGGTCATTAGCCATAACAAACCTCACAGTAGGTTTCACAGAGAGAGGTGCGCGGCAACAGAGTCTGTGTTCTCTGCTTTCGACTGGCCGGTCTAGCCGCGCCATTACATTTTATCACGCGCCGGTGATAATCGCATAATCGTCCGCCAGTCGCTCGAAAGTATCTGCGAACTGGACGATCTGCCGAATCTCATCGGCCTCATCCGGCGGTGCGGCATCGGTCGAAGCGCCAATAAGGATGTAATCTCCCTCCCGCGCCGTTGCGTACTCGGTCCATATCGTGTTTTTAACAACGAGCTCCCGGCCAAGGTCACCGATTTTTGCAGAGAGACCACCCTGGTAGTCGCAGAGGATAGCGATCGGCGCTTCCCACCCATACGGCTGACCTCCGCCGTCGGTATCACTACCGTCAGCATCGCGTATGCGCCGCCAGATTGTCGCCGTCGCGGTGTATGACCAATTAGCTACCGAAGACATCAGTCATCCCTCCATCGCAGCACAACGGCGCCTGTGGCGCGTATGCGGTCGCAGTTAATGAACCACTCGCCGTCGCTCTTCACGTACGCCGTCGTTTGCTGGCCGGTATCGGTGATAACCCACACCCGGGTAAACGTCCGCGGCAGCCGTTGCTGAACTGAAACCCATGCCATTAACAGCCCCCGACCACCATAAACAGGCCGACACTGTTCCCGGCGCTGATAGGTAGTTCACTGGTGCAGCCGCTGGTATCCAGTTTCGCCAGCGAGTCACGCAGCCAGGTAATGCCGTCATCTCCATAATCGAACGAGCGCGACGCGCCTGATGGCGCTCCCTGCGATTTTATTCGCCGGGCACCAGAAGACGTCGCCATGAGCGCAGCGGCATACATCAGAATGAGCTTTGCCGTGCATTCGTCATACCCCGCACCATCAAGGCACGGGATAATCTTGTTCACCACGCAGAGAATCGGATCGAGCAGCGCGGCGGGGATGGCGTAACCCAATTCACCGAGGAACGCCTGCACGTCTGCCGCTGTGATTGGGTCAGCCATGGTTATTTCGCCTTTTTCTTCAGCTCGTCGATTTGTTTCTGAGCCTCGTCGAGGTCAGCCTGCAGCTTGGCATTACCAGCGGTTAGCGATTCTACTTTGCCGTTAGCCTCGTCGAGGTCAGCCTGCAGCTTTTGCAGATCGGCCGGGGTCGCCACCTCCAGCACCTGATCTCCCACGGGGATTGCCTTACCAACCAGCCAAAGCGGGAGAGTTTCACCTTTGTAAACTTCGCCCTTTTTAAGTTCGTGGCTGTCATGGGTGAGCAGCCATTGTTGTTCTTTACCAGCCATGCGGCCTCCGTAAAAAAGATGGGGCCGAAGCCCCACAGGTTATGCTTTGGTCAGCTGAACGTAACCAGCCTGGCCATTTGCATCGTGTTTGAACTGCGGAGCCGCGGCGGCCAGAACCGAGAAGACATAATCATCTTCCGGGTTAAGGCGTGCTTTCGGACGCATGGTCATCGGCATGCCATTCAGGATCTGAACGACGTCGGGGCGTTTAACAACGCCAAGCAGTTCATCGGTCGGAACTCTGGAGGCCGGAACCAGCGCGGCCACGCCTGGAATTTCCATGATGCGGGACAGGATGGTCTTCGGATAGTTCGCGGCATAGTCGTTAACCGATGCGTAGAACCAGTCTTTGTAGTTCAGGTAGATCGTCACCGGTGCATAGAAGTTTTCGTTATGCAGCAGGTTAATCAGGTCGGAGATTGCCGCAACCCACTGCGCGCCGCTGGCACCGTTCAGGGTCAGGCCGTGAGTTCCGGTTCCGCGGTTAGGGGCAGTACGCAGTCCATAAATGGTCGCGCCTCCGACGTTGATGTTTGGATCGCCGTTCAGCACCATGTCTTCGAGCTTCTCAGCCACTTTGCGCTGATGGTTGGAGATGGCGTCGCTGTCCAGAGAGTAGCCTTCAGTCTGCGCTGCCAGCATCTGGCGCCAGCCGAAAGTCAGCTCACTGTCGATGATCGGCAGCGGCGTGCCTTCGTAATCCATGACAGGCTGATCGCCCTTCGCCTTGCCGCGTCCATCCAGGCTGATGTTTACATCGCCGGAATCGGACAGGGTCATGAAGTAATGGACGATCTTACCGAGCGCCATAGGGCGGGAAACGCTGGCAGCCAGGTCGTTAAACACTGACAGCACGTCACGCTGAACGGTAATCGCAGAGCGGTCCCATTCGCCCCAGACATCTTTCGGCAGCACGGAGGCGTTACCGACAAGCTCATCAAACGCAATGAACTGACCGTTCGTATCGTTGACTGCAAAGCCATGCTGTGCAGCCATATTGCGCTGCATCATGTCCCAGCGACGGCGGGCATTGAGAATCAGCTTTTGCTGCTGTGGAGTAAACTTTAACATTCTTGTTTTCCTTATGCCTTGGCGTACGGAGTGGAGAGGATCACCACGTCGGCAAAACCTTCCGCCGCCAGAGTGCGCCCTGCTTTTTCGTCGAACGTTGCGACGACCTGGTTGCCGGTTGCGGCCGCTTTGAATACGCCGCCGGTACCGATGGTCAGCTCCTGGCCTACCGTATAGGCTGCAGCTGCCAGGCGAACGTTATATTCCTGCTCCCCTTCCACGCGATATGCCACACCAGTCTCGTTAGCTGCGTAGGCAGTAGTAATCGCCTGACCGATGAAGCGCCGATTTCCGAGGATGAACCAGCGGCCGGTAGTGTCTGCAGATGCCGCCAACTTGCCGGAAGCGATTTTTACGGCAACCCCAGGATTGAGAGCAGATGCGACAGGAAGGTTGATGGTTTCCGGCTCACGCTCGACCGGGCCACGATAGATGACGTTAGCCATTATTTTTTCTCCTGATCGATGCCAGCGTTGAGGTCATAGTCTTTCCACTGGTCATTTTCAGCATTGGCCTGCTGGAAAGATGGGTTCAAACCTGTGCTGGTTTGGCACTGTGCATACATGTCGTTCAGCGCTTCGCCGGCCAGCGAGTTGATCGCCGCTTCGGTCATGAACGGGAATTTCGCTTTGACCGCTTCACGCTTGGTCTTGAGGTCTTTTTCAGCGTTGGCCTGCAGCTGAGTTTTCAGCGTGCTGATCTCGTCAGTCAGCGGCTTAATTGCCAGATTTACTGCCGCAGTAATCGCGTCAGAGTTAATCTGAGTACCCGGCTGGTCGCCTGCTTTCTTCTGAACCTGCTGGTTATAGGCATCCCAGACCTGATCGTCGGTCAGCCCCTCGGTTTTAACGCCTGCGGCATTGAGCGCGGCGATCATCTTCTCTTTCATCGGGTTTGTTTCTCCGTTGGTTTTGACTTCGTACTCAGTGGGTTTGCGCACGACCTCTACTGGATCGCCGACCAGCGTGACTGTGCTGTCGTCGATGAGGTATTTTTGCTGGAAGAGCTTATTGCCCTCTTCGAAGATGAATTTGTCTGGCCACACGGTCACGACATAGCGATACACATCGCTGCCTGACGGCGCGCGAATGGCTTCACGCAGCATCTGGTAGATTTCATCGAATGAGGCATCTGAGTTGTGGGTGAGGAAGAACTTCACTTTGTTCAGCAGGCCATCTTTGAGGCTATTTGCGGCTTCAACGAGGCTTGCAGTTTCGACTTCGCCTTCCTGACCATCGGCATTCACGAACATGCCGACGCCTTCTTCTGGAGTACCGGCACCCGGCTCATCGAGCAGGATAGCGATATGGTCGAACTGCATATTTCGAGCGATCCATGAGTATTTCTTCTGCTTCGACTCGCCTGATTTTCTCTCTTTGTTCGTGAGTAAGCCGGTAGAGAGGTGGATCGGGTCGGTGTTGGTGCCAGCGATCATCTCATCAAGGCGATTAATCAGTCGCTTACCGTCAGGCTTTGTCTCGGCGACCGCCTTATTGATATAAACGTCCATGACAACCTGGTCGCCTGACTTACTGACGTTCTGCGCCCATGCACCGACGTGATAGCTGTTAATGGCCCGCGGGTCATTGGCGCTGACATACTTGCCATCTACCATCGGGTGCGGAAGAGGCATCAGCTTGCCTTCCATCGTCTGGTAGCTGTTGTTAATCTCCTCCGCCGGGTACAGGCCGCCATTCATAACAATGTCATCGACGATCGGAACCGCACCACGAATGACGTAATGCTCCTGGCCGTTGATGGTTGTCGTTGAGATGTTGGAGGCGTTGATGGCGAGGGATTTAACGTGGATGCTGGATAGCTTCACGATTATTCCTCAGGTTTCTTGATCGCTTAATCAGCGGGCAGTAATTTGTTTAAGCCGCACACACATGGAGGATTACAATGGCTTTATTTAAGGTTACTTATCTGGTTAATGGGGATCCAACTTTCAGGGATGTCAATGTCAGTAGCGATAAAGAATTAACCAAATTTGATGAAGAGGTTATTCAGGCAGCGATGCGTGATTCTGTTCATTACACCCCAGCTTCAAGCGCAACATCTATCAATGGACTGAGAGTTGTAATGGTTACCGCAATCAATTAGCCCCCTTCCAAAGCTGGCGCTCTTTTGCCAGCTTCTCAGCTAACCCCTGATTGAAAATGCTGCCGTCGTCGTTGAGCAGCACTGGAATCTGGCTGCAATAGCAGTTGTACCGGTTGCCGTTTTCTGCGTAGAAGTCTCGCACCTGCTCGGTGGTGTAGACCTTGCCATGACGGCTGGCGTGCCAGCTGCGCGTCGTCGGTTTGAGTGCCGATAGCCATAGCAGGCCGGTATTCAGCCCCAGCCGGTCAGCGGCCCAATCAGTTTCATTCCATTGCGCCTGGCGCAGCGCGCCGACCTGCTCAGTCTGAGCGATGGTCTTGGCCTTCGACATCGATACGTCGAGGCGCTTACTGATGACGCTGGCCGTCTCGCGAGGATTCACCCCGCGCGCGACCGCATCGGTGATGATGTTGGTCAGATCGCCGCGAGCGGTGTCGCTGATGACCTTCCAGTCACTGAACGTTGTTAGTCTGGCGGCTGCCACCTGATTAAGGTGACCAGGGCTGCTTAAAAGCTGCTGTAACGTCGTCTGGCTGGCGTACACCTGCGACTGCTGCGAGAGGTTGTTGAAGGCCTCAAGCGTTCCGCGCTGCGCCTCTGCGGCGACGTAATCCATCGCCCAGAGGTTTTGTTCGCCGCCTTCCAGTAGGTAATCGTCGAGAATGGACTGTACCGCTTCGAGCAGGTCGGCCAGTTCCTGCGCTGACATGTCGTAGATAAACTTGCCGGCGTTGACCTGGTAAAGCCGCACATCCTCGCCGTGGTCGTGGCACAGGAAGTGCCAGCTGTGGCTGTTAACCTCTCGCTCTCTCCCGGTCAGACGCTGGTCGAAGAGCGTTTTCAGAGCGCGCTTGATGCCGAGATACCGGTCCTCGATATCCCGGAACATCTCGCTGACCTGCTTCGCTGATCGAGTCGGGTCAACCTTACTGCGCGGAACTATCGGCAGCCCCACCTTTGCCGTCTGCTCCGGTGTCATCGGCCAGTGGATCATCGGTTGTCACCTTGTCATTCGGGTTAGGTGGTTGCTTTGGCTCAGGCAGAGGGTCGAGGCCTACAATCTCGCGAAGTTCGTTGGCCGTGAATGGCGGTTCGCCACCGTAGAAGCCAGAAGTTTTCTGAACGATATCGGCCAGTTTCGAAGCGTTCTCGATTTTCTCCTTCTCTCCGGGAGCCAGCAGGTCGGTCCATGAAATGGTGACCTCTCGATTTGTCGGCGGATCGATAATGCCCAGGGTCCAGAAGCGCTCCAGCAAGGCTGTGATTCGGTCAGTAAGGAAGCCGTTGCGGCGGGTATTGCGGCGAATGGCCCAGTCGGTTTTATCCTCATCGCTCGCCAGGCGCCCGGTCTGCTGTCCAAACAGGATGGTGAAAGGGATTTGCACTGATGCCGCCAGTTCGTTCGCGGTGACCTCCCACGTCGGCCCCGGGTCGCCGGGTGTCACGCTCAGAACGTGCATCTGCCCGGCCTGCATGACCGCCGCCGCATCGGTGCCGCGGTTAAGCTTGTTGACCTTGTCGCCCATCGCTTCGCCGAGGTCGGCATAACCAGCTTTCTTTGCCTGGTCGGCTAACGTGGCCATGTCTGTTTCTTTGCTGAACTCGACCGCGATCTGCCGGCTGGCATTCTTCAGGAAGCCCTCAGCACCACCGCCGGAAATCTTCTCAAGGTCGAGCCCTTTGTTGTATCCGGCCTCAAGCAGCGGGATACCTGACAGAACGTTGTCATCCTCTGAACCTTCGCAGAACAGGATCACCCTGCCGGGATGCACAGGCTCACCGCGCGTAGGACCGACGAACGCCTCGTCTCCAACCGGCTGCTCGTTGAAGTTGAACATCTTCGGCTGGCCGAAGGTCTCGGACTGGCGATCGTTATCCCATTCAGCAACTGTCAGCTGCGGCTCCCATACAGGGATCAGCTTAACCAGCGCTGCCTCGCCGAGACTCCTTACAAGGGAAGTGTCGACTTCCTCATTCCATGGCCGGTTATCTTTGATCTGCAGTAACAGCGCGGAGTAGCGCCCCACCATATTGCGGCGATCGGCATCCTTCACCTTTGGCCACCATTTCTTCATAAACCTGGTGACTTTCTTTTCCCATGGGTTAGTTTTCTTCGCCTTCTTGGACACATCACCGTCAACGATAACCGGATAGTCCTGCCAGCAACCATCCAGAAGACGGTGCACCACAGCGAATCCTGCGGCGTTACGGCGGTACATGTTGTAGAAGTCGTTAAAGGTGATCGTGCGCGGGTAGCCAAACTCCTGATAGAGCGTAGGGCGCTTGGTGTTGCCCCCGCCGATACCGATGGCGTTAAGGTAATTAGCTCGCCGCATTTCAGTGGCGAGATTGTTCACAGCCAGTTGAAGGCCGTTATCTTGTTCGCTCACTGGCGATGCTCCTTAGAAGAATACTGCGCCGACTTGCGCTTTGTGCTTGATATATCCGTCCAGACCGTACCGGACACCGTCCCAGCAGTGATTGTTCTTGTCCTCTATGACCGGCAAGATTTCGCCAGTGATCCGGTCAGTTTTGTACGAGTAGAGCCGAGCTTCTTTGGCCGTCTCCTTGCAGCGTGGGTGAATGATGATTTTCTTAAAACCACGCAGGCAAGTTATCCCATCCTCTACGCTGCCCTGCCATTTCTGAGCTGCTGAGATATTGAAACCCTGGCCCTTGATATGGCTGATAGTTTCAGGTCTGGAGTTGTCGGCTTTGATAGGCCATTTGCGAGCCTCTGGTATGCCGGGGAATTTCGCCTCGTCCGTAACTCTCCAGTCTTCAAGCTGTTTCGGCGTGGCATCGGTTTTTTTTTTTTTAATGATACGGCGGCCACCGAGCTCTACACCATTACCGTAGGCCTCGTATTCGATGTAGAGGTTGTTATCCAGGATGAACATCCGAATAAGCGTGCTTGGGTCTTTTGCGAAACCGAAGTCGGCGCCGAACAGCAGGCGCTCTGATTTCTTCCAGAGGTCGTCTTCAAAGCTCTGCACGACGTATTTATTCGCCAGCACCTGCTTGTCTGAGTTCTCCAGATAGGCGCCTTCCCAAATCCACGCATAATCGGCGTAGTCGAGGTTTTCCAGATCTTCGAGGCGCTCTTCTTCGAGTACATCCGGGAACCACGGATTGTCGCTGTAGTTCATCTCGACAATCATCGAGCTTTTCGGCGGGTTCTTTCTGAAGAGTTTGTCAGTGGCGCTGCCGTCTTTCTCCGGGTTCCATGTCACCCAGATTTCAGAGCCATTTTCTCGCACCGTCGGGCGCAACTTCTTCCAGGCCGTCGCCGATACCGACTCAGCCTCATCTACCCACGCAACCAGAATGCGCGCCTTTGACTTAATACTATCGAGGTTGTGGCGCAAGCCGCAGAAGACGTAGCTGACGTTGCGGTTTTTAGTGCGGATGTACTTTTCGCCAATATCGAAGTAATCATCCAGCCAGGGAACAGACCGGATCGCCTGCTTCACTTCCTCCATCGATGACTCTTCGAGGGAGTTCATGAACTCGCGAGCGCAGAGTATGACGCCGCTTAATCCGCTTTCGGCTGCCTGATACGCTTTAACCGCACTCATCAGCGCGAATGTGCGCGTCTTTGCAGAACCTCGGCCACCATGCGCGCCACGATAGCGAATGCCCTCTGTCGCGAATACGGGAACGAGCTTCGCCGGGATTTGTAGGTCAACCTGACTTTCCATTAGTTGGCTCTACTCCTACCAGTCTGATCGTCGTTGGTCGCGGCGACATGCTACCGTCAGGACTGGTGTGTTCGACTTTTTGCTTATTGCTGTAAGCCTCACCCACCTCTTTTGCTGCCTGCTCCAGTAGCTGGGCTGTCATGCCGATGTTCTTCATGTTCTCGGCAGTCGTCGACATTCGCTGCAGAACGCGCAGGCGATAGGCTTTGTTGGCGATCGGAATGTCGGAAATTTCGTTGAGAAAGCGGTCGCGGGTAAGGTTAAAAAGGTCGACCCATTTTTTGGCGAGAGTCTTCCCGCTAACCTTTGTCGGATCGTGTGTTTCGACCTGCTGCCGGGTTATGGCGATACCGAAATCTTTCTGGACGGCCTCGACCACCTGCGAAGGCGTGTCATAGCACGCAAGCATCTGAATGATATAGGCTTTCACTTCTGGTTTTAGTGCAGCCATGTTTCACCATCCGTCCAGTACAGTCCAGTTATTAAGCCAGTTTCAGCATGCACGTCCCACACGCTCTGGCAACATCGATATGAGCAACCTCCGCCGGCCTGTTCGCCGCATCCACCATTTCCTGCACGTCTTTGCTGGCGCCGTAACGCCGGACCACTCCAATGAATTCCTCGACGTCATGGCCGCGAAGTTTGAGCACAGGCATTCCCGTCTCTTTGTTGAACTTGGGCGCGCCATAGTCATCGGTTGCCTGGGCGATGTGGTAAAGCTCATGCTCTACCAGTGCGCAGAACTCCAGATCGTTGCATTGCTCGCAGTAGTCAGCAGCCAGGGTGATGATGAACTTAGGTATACGACCGAACCATTCATGCATCTGCTGCTCCATGCGGGACTTCTGCCAGCCGCCGGCGCGAAGCATTACCTCTTCGCATTGACCCAAGACGACACGACCACGCTTATCAAAGGCATTCGACGCCCACATAAACGCTATATCAGCAGTGTGGAGATGGAAGTGGTCTTCGTTATGGAGGCTACCGCTTTCCATCAGGATATTGCCTCTCACCCATCCATAAACCTCATTTGCCGGGATGATAGAGATGTATGGTCGGAAGTTTTCTGGGTTCGTAAAGCCTAAGGGAGGGTATGGCCTTTTATCGGTATCTTTAACCACAACTTAAGCCTTATTCAAGCGAGCAATTAAATGGTTAGATCTTCTGAAAAGCAAATCGTGCTATTGACGATTTCGTCAATATATTCAATGCGTTAATTTTGGTGTATTACATATATCAAACACAACGCACCGGAGGATTTATGACCACGTCAGACATTCAACTCATTTCGTTAGTCGTTGGATTTGTTGGCTCTCTTATCTCTGCCGCATCTACTTATGGGTATGAGCCTTCCCCTCTCGCACAATGCGGTAGCGGCAGTGACGAAGGAATAGTTAATAAACGAAACGGGAGACGCCGTAAGGGACAGATAGGAGGACTGCTCCTGATCGCTCTGAGCTTTTTTATCCAAATAATTTCTTTGATTTACACACAGTAAATGGAAGGTCCTCATTATCGAAGCCACTCTGTGAATGGCTCCTGTAATGCCGGCTCTTATCTCAGCGCAGCCCCTTGCTGCGTGCCGGAAGCTCGGTTACGAGCGCCAGCTGTGAGATGGATGGGCTGACTTCTGGCCAGCCCAGTTTCTCCGGTAGTCGACAGAGCCATATCGACAGGAGAATGAATAGTATGAACATGATCACCTCAGACACTGCGTGCTGATGTAGTCCTGCTACTGGCTTATCGCCCGGTAGTAGGCCTGCCAGCGGTATTTATCTAACCGGAGCTGGCGCAGACACTGGGCGGTTTCGACGTCCGATTGCAGGTCTTCGTCGGTATCCTTCCCTGCGTCACTTGCTTTGCACGGAGGGCTCATCAAATCCGGGGATGGTGTTGGCAGCGTCGATAGCTCGCTGGCGCAACTGCACAGCATCATCGTCAAACCGGCACACAGTACGATTCGGAGACTGGACATATTTCACCACGTCGCGGGTTATGGTTCGGTAGATGACCTTGCCCTCTTCTGTAGCGGCAGCGGCCTTTTCCTCAACTTGCTGGATAGTCTTTTCGGCTTTCTCTTTCCTCTTGGCCGCGAGGGCGTTGATATGGTCAGCGTGAGAATTCCAGCCAGAACGCCAGGAGAAAAAGCAGGAAAGTAGCAGGATGACTACAGCGCTGATGATTGCGGTTAATCGGCTCATTTCTGGCCCCACTCGCAGACTTCACGCTCAATCTCGCGCCTGGTGATCAGCCCCTTCCACTGCTTGCCACCGGCATACGTCCAGCGCTGCAGTTCCTTGCATGCGCCCGGCACGTCTCCAGCATTCAATTTCTTCAACATCGTGGAACTGGCGAAAGCACCTGAACCAACGTTGTAGGTGAATGAGTAAAGCGCGGCGCGGGTAGGATCAGGAATGCGGACTTTGATGAGCGGGTCAATGGCGCTTGCCACCTTCCGCAGATCCGCCTTCAGCAGGTTATCGCATTCCCTGTCGGTGTAACGATGTCCGCGGCGAATATCGGCTCCAGTGTGGCCATCACAAACAGTCCATACGCCGACAATATCCTGATAGGCGTAATAACGCCTTCCTTCCAGGCCGTCGGCATTACCAAGCATGACAGAAGCAATTGCGATCGCGCCCGAACCGCCGGCGATCGCACCAATCAGCTTATTCCTCAGCGTCGGGTTCATCTCGGCTCCTGCTACGTCGGTTGTCTTCGCGAATCTTGAAATACAAATTCGTCAGATACGTAAGTACGGCGATGACAATGCCCACCAGTACGCCGATGGCATTCCACTGCTCGGGGCTATAGGCATTTAGCATGCCGTTAAGGATGCTCCCGGCTGAAGCGCCATAGGCAGCACCAGTGGTTATCTTTTCCATGCGATACATACTCTCACCTCGCGTTGTTAGCGGGTGCTGTGTGTGTTTGAAAGGGTCAGGCCCGTCGGGCTGGATTTAACAACGAAGCGTATCGATGATGATTCCCGCGGGACCTGATAATAAAAAAGCCCGCAAAAAGGCGGGCAATAAGCATGAGGGTAATAGCAATGTCGGTGATGACCGAAAATACCCTGGCTGGGTCTGGCGGCCTGCGACGCTGTTGCAGCAGCGCCCCTGATAAGTTGGGGTATGAACCCGTTATCAGGTCAGGCCATTATCTGGTGCACCATTCAGGACTCGAACCTGAAACCGATAGCTTAGAAGGCTATTGCTCTCTCCGGTTGAGCTAATGGCGCTGAATTGGCGGGACAGGAAGGATTCGAACCTTCGACCATTCGGTTAACAGCCGAACGCACAACCGCTGTGCTTCTGACCCAGAAACGCAAAAGCCCCGACGTTTCCGCCAGGGCCTTTTTATTCTTCATGCCGCCACTTAAAGCTAAGGCAGCATATCAAAGTAGACTCAAATATGACGCATTTAATTGACTTTTGCAAGACCCTGCTGCGAAAAAGTCGCTTTTTGTTGTGAACGTGATCGAGAAACAGAGAGTAACGCCTGACTATCAAGTTCCTGGTAGATGTCCATCATGACCTGCCAGTAATCTGAATAATTGTGGCACCAGTTATCTGGCTTTATCCCCACCATCGCAGCGGGAGAGTAATGATGCCCTCTACCGGTTATTTCCTGCTTTGTATTTTGAGCAGCCAGCCAGATAAGTTGACGCAGGCGATCGACTGTTTTCTTTGCGATGCGCACGCCGGCCAGCTTCTTGTTGAATTGCTCCCATGCCCACCGGGAGATCGTCTCCTGGTGCTCCCGGCGGATATTGTCGCTGTAATTCCACAGCAGCCACGCTTTCTGATGCTCTTCCAGCGACAGCAGAGCCCGGCGCCAGCTGGCCGTAGAATACTCAACGGGCAGAACGAGAGCGATTGACGAACCTTTTGCGCGCGACTGCTGCCCGGGGATTGGCGGGCTAGATGGGTTTACCATGCGGCCGGTTACCGGGTCGGCTACTTTCTTCCTTCCCCGGCTGCGCGCCGTAGCGGTGAATTGTGCGTTCTCTGCAAAGGCAATCAACTGCCCTTTCGTCGCACCGCTCAGATCGGCGGTGGCCACTATCAGCTGCTGGCGAACAAATTCAAGGTATTGAGCTGTCATGCTGTCTCTCCCAGGGTCTGATAGATGCGAACGAAATTTCTCAGTATGCGATAGTCAACCAGTACGGTTCCGCGGCTACGCAGGAGGCGGAGCTTTTGCCAGCGGTCGCGGATGCGTTCGATAACGTCACGGCTCATGCGGACTCCCGCTGTTTCAGTGCTTTGAGCTTGGCGCGGTACTCATCGCGGATACGAATAAAGTCTTCCCGGCGGTAGTTGGTCATTTCGTGGGGTCCGTTAAGCCAGTCGACATACTCCTGTCCGTAACGAGCGACCAGGCCAGCTTCGTATTGCTGAGCAACCGTCAACTCTTTGGCGGTGTACTTACCGGCCCCGGCATTGCACGATTTGCACTGCTTATGAGCGTGCGTTGATAGTCCAGTGCAATAAGGTTTCGTCTGTCGCTTCCACCGTTATTT